TGTATCACAAGATGAACCTTTATTTACAGATTTAGAACCATCAAAAGCTGGAGAAAGTGGGGATGGTTATATTTGGAAATACTTATTTACAGTTTCTCCTAGTGATATTATTAAATTTGATACTACTGAATACATTTCCCTTCCAAGTAATTGGAGTACTTCCACAGATACCCAAATTCAAGCGATTAGAGAAGCAGCAGATTCGGAAATAAATCAAAATCAAATTAAAATGGTTTATATTGATAAACAAGGTTCAAATTATCAAAGTGGACTTGCCCAAGAATGTAATATTCTTGGTGATGGATCTGGTGCAAAAGTTTTGGTTGATGTTATTGGTGGAAAAATTACTAAAACAACTGTATCATCTGGTGGTAGTGGATATACCTATGGTATAGTTGATTTGGGATCCATTAATCTTTCTGCACAATCAACACCTGCCAAGTTAATCCCAATTATTCCCCCTTCTAAAGGGCACGGATATGATATTTACAAGGAATTGGGGGCAGATAGGGCACTTGTTTATGCAAGATTTGATGATTCCACAAAAGATTTTCCAATTGATACAAAATTTTCGCAAGTGGGAGTTTTGAAAAATCCAACTTCTATCGGATCAACTGTTTTGTATACTGATAGTCAATTTTCATCTCTTTATGGATTTAAATTTTCTTCTATTACAGGAGCTCCTGTAATTGGAGAAAAAATTACTCAAATAGTTACAGATCCTGATAATAATACTACCAGTAAAGCAGTTGGATATGTTGCTTCATATGATAGTGAGACTATGGTTCTTAAATATTTTAGAGATAGATCTCTTTATTATAATCAAACTACTTTGGATGAAACTGATTATGTTGGAATATCAACATTATCAAAGGTACTTAAATTTGAATCATCTTCAAATCCAATCACTGGACAACAATCAGGATTTTCTGGTTCAATACATACAGGTTTTACTGGAGTAAGTACAAATCCAACTGGAAATAAAGTTATTAATCTTGCAACCTCATTTACAAATGGGTTAGCAAGTCCAGAGATAAATAAATCATCAGGGGAACTAATTTATCTCGATAATCGTCCCCAAATATCTAGAAATTCTCGTCAAAAAGAAGACATTAAAATTATCCTGGAATTTTAAAAAAGATGTCACAGAAAACTAATCTCAATATAAGTCCATATTATGACGACTTTAATGTTGACAAGAATTTTTATAAGGTATTATTTAAACCTGGATATCCAGTTCAGGCAAGAGAATTAACAACTCTCCAATCAATATTACAACATCAAGTAGAATCTTTTGGAAAACATATTTTCCAAGAAGGATCTATGGTTATTCCAGGATCTGTTACATACGATTCCAAATATTTTTCAGTAAAGATTAATCAGGATAATTTGGGTGTTGATGTTACTCTTTATTTAAGTGAACTTGTAGGGAAAAGAATTCTAGGTCAAACATCTGGTGTTAATGCTACGGTCGTAAATTATAGTGTTCCACCCAATGACAATGTCGATGAAATTACAATATATGTTAAATATACTACCTCTGGAGATGATTTTGCTCAGAGTAAATTTTCTGATGATGAGGTTCTAATACTTAAAGATAGTTTAACCTACGGAAACACTACAATTAATTCTGGAGATACTATTGCATCAGTAATTAAGACGAATGCAACATCAACTGGGTCTGCAGTAGGATTATCTAAAGGAGTTTATTTCATTAGAGGATATTTTGTCGATGTTGCTTCAGATTCAATTGTATTAGAACCATATTCAAACACACCATCATATAGAGTTGGTCTAACTATTACTGAAGAACTTGTAACTGCTGATGATGATACATCATTAAATGATAATGCAAGGGGATTTTCAAATTATGCAGCTCCAGGAGCTGATAGATTTAAAATCTCTACAATGCTATCTAAAAAATCTCTTGATGATTTTAATGATACTGATTTTATTGAATTAGTTAGAATTGACAATGGAGAAATTAAAAAATTACAAGATACTTCAGTATATTCAACAATAAATGATTATCTTGCAAAAAGAACGTTTGATGAATCTGGTAGCTATTCAATAGGAAATTTCAGTGTTGATGTATTAAATTCTTTAAATGATAGAATTTCAAATAATGGAATTTATTTACCAACTCAAAAAACAGAGCAAGGCAACACGCCATCAGATGATTTGATGTGTGTAAGAGTTTCTCCAGGGACAGCATATGTTCAGGGATTTGATATTAGTCTTCCAGGATCAACTACTTTAGATGTAGAAAAACCAAGAGATACTAGTACAATTAGCAGTTCATCAGTTTCCTTTGAAATGGGGAATCTTTTGAGAATTAATAATGCTTATGGAACTCCATATGTTGGTATTAATAACAATAATAATGTTGTCAGTTTATTAAATCTTAGAAAATCTTCTTCAAGTTCAATAGGTGCGGCAACAACTATAGGACAAGCTAGAATATTCTCATATAAAGTAACTGATGCAGAATATTCAAATGCCACAACAAAGTGGGATTTATATATGTTTGATGTTCAAACATATACATCACTAACACTTAATGAAGTTTTGAGTTCTACTCAATGTCCAGCAACTTCTTATGTAGTTGGATCAAGTAGTAATGCATCTGGATATATAGTTTCTGCACCAAACAATTCAAAAACAATCACTTTATCACAAACTTCTGGAAGTTTTATTGTTGGTGAGCAACTTTCAATCAATGGAACTACAGTAACTCCCAGATCAGTAGTGTCAGTAAAACAGTATACGACTGATGATATTAAATCAGTATATCAAAATTCTCCAGGAATTACTGCTACCTTAAAATCAACATTTAGTGGTGATACAGTACTTTACACATCATTACCCAAAGGATTTAGCGGCACTGATAGTATTACAATTACTAGTTCAGGTATTGTAACTTGTCCTGGAAAATCTTTCTTAGGTATTGGTAGTGATTCAATTATCAGATACCAAAAATCTGGATTAACAGATGCAACTTATAATAGAGTTGTATCAGTTTCTCCTGATGGATTTACTATGACAGTTGCTGCAATAGCATCTGTTTCGGGAGTATGTGATGGTGCTCTACCATCATCAACAGCAACATCTACATTTAGTCTTGGACTGCCCAAGATTTTAAATTCAGATAAATCGGCATTATATACAAAATTAAATTCGGATAATATTTCCTCAGTAAATCTTTCATCATCAAATCTTATTGTAAGTACTCAAGTTCGTGAAAGAAGCACAGATTCTAATGGATCTATGACCATTACTGTTGCAAATACAGGTATTACAAGTGCATTTTTCACACCATTCGACACAGAAAGATATTCAATATTTTACTCAGACGGAACAATAGAACCATTAAGTTCAGATCAATTTACTTTGAATGCTGATGGATCTCAAGTTACATTTACTGGATTAAAACCTAGTCTCTCAAATAATATTACCGTAAATGCAACTTTAATAAAGCAACTTGTTAAATCTAAATCAAAAATTTTCACTAGAAGTGAGAAAGTGTATGTAAACAAAACATCTTCTGGAGTATCAACCTCAACTAATGGACTTAGCACAAATTCTTCATATGGTTTGCGAATAGAAGATGAAGAAATTTCGTTAAATGTTCCAGATGCCACTAATATAGTTGCAGTTTATGAATCATTAAATTCTTCAGTTCCATCTCTTGATAAACTCAATTTTGTTTCTGGATTAAATTTAAATACTGCAACAATTTTAGGTGAAAAAATTATTGGAAGTAAAAACGGGGCGATTGCTCAACTTGTTACCAGAGCATCTTCAACTCAGGTTGAATTTGTTTATTTAAATGCTCTAAAATTTGAAACAGGAGAAACAGTAACATTTGAAGAGTCTAATATTACTACAAATATTCAATCAATTGTTCCAGGATCTTATTTGAATATTACAAAAACGTTCACTTTAGATAAAGGTCAAAAAGAACAATACTACGATTACTCTAAAATTGTTAGAGTTAAAGGATCTTCAGTACCAACAAAACAATTATTAGTAATTTTTAATTATTATACAATTCCATCAAACGATTCTGGCGACATTATTACTGTTAATTCCTATCCACAAGAAAGATTTGCTAACGATATACCGATAGTAGGTGATAATTATAGATCATCAGACACAATAGATTTTAGACCAAGAGTATCTCAATTTACTAGTACATCTAGTTCTCCGTTTGATTTTACAAATCGTACATTTACTTCATCTTCTGTCAATGAAATTATTACTCCAAATGAAAATTCTATTCTTGGATATACATATTACTTACCCAGAATTGACAAAATTGTTTTAAACAAATCTGGTCAGTTCTCATTAATTAAGGGAACATCATCAACAAATCCTAAGGAACCTTTAATTCCCAATGATGTGATGGATATTGCAACTATTGGATTACCAGCATATCTTTATAGTCCAAAAGATGCAACTATTACCTTAAAGGATAATAGAAGATATACAATGTCCGATATTCGCAAATTAGAGGACAGAATTGTAAATCTTGAGACGACAACTTCATTAACATTATTGGAATTGAATGCGAAAACTCTTCAAGTTCAAGATGCTGACGGATTATCTAGATTTAAAACTGGATTTGCTGCCGACAGTTTCCAAGATCGTTCATTTATTGATGATAGTAATTCGGATGTCAGCTGTGACATTATTCCAGCATCTAGTGGTGGAAATCAATTAGCACCATCAAGTGATTCTTGGTCAATTAAACCAGAACTTGCACTTGCATCAAATTTAAATTCAAATACAGCGGATCTTTCCCAAAATGTAAGTCTACTTGATTCAAATGTCAAAAAAACTGGAAATATAGTAACTTTAGATTATAAAGAAAAAGGTTGGATTGAACAACCATTAGCATCAGGAGTTGAAAACGTTAATCCATTTAATGTTGTTGAATTTAAAGGTAATATTAAATTAATGCCTTCATTTGATCAATGGGTCCAAAATATTAAAATTACTAATGTCACTACAGAAGAAAACACCATTAATAGGCATCGTGATGGAAATGGTCATCGATACACTACAACAACAACGGATACTACGGAAAAAATAACTTCAGACACTTACAAATTAACTTTAGATCAATATGCAAGATCTAGAAATGTCGAATTTAATACTACAGGACTAAAACCATTAACACAGCACTATAGTTTTATTGATAATGTCAGTTCAATTGATATTATACCAAAACTTATTGAAATCTCTATGGTTTCTGGAGCATTTTCAGTTGGAGAAGATGTTGAGGGATATGTTGATGGTGTAAAAACTATTAAATTCAGACTTGCTTCTCCAAATCACAAAACTGGATCTTATGATAACCCATCTACTACTTATAGTTTAAATCCATATACCAGTACTAGTACTAGTACTATAACGTTACCATCGGCATATTCATCATCTTCTACAGTTTTAAATGTTGATACTTATTCTTTTGCGGATGAATCCATTACAAAGTATGGTGGATATTTGCAAACTAATTTAAAATTAGTTGGAAAAACTAGCAATGCTGTTGCAACTGTATCCAATATTAGACTTATAACAGACAATTATGGTGATCTGATTGGTGCATTCTTTATTAGAGATCCAAATTCAAATCCACAACCTTTAGTTAAACTTAAAACAGGACAAAGAGAATTTAAGATTTCAAGTAGTTCTACTGGATCTCCAGATTTGCCAGGAGAAACTGGAAGTAATTCCAGTGGAATTTATACTAGCGAAGGTTCCACCTTAACTGAAACTGTTGATATTACAAAAACAATCACAACTACTGTTACAACAGTTGATCCATTAGCACAAACATTTACTGTTGATGAGACTGGAGCATTCTTGACTTCTGTAGATGTTTATTTCGGAAAGCAAGATCCAAATACAAAACTTCAAGTTCAATTAAGAACTGTTGAACTTGGAACACCAACATTAAAATTGGTGAATGAAAATGCTAGAGTAGAATTAGAACCTTCCCAGATTAAGACTTCTAAAGATGCTTCTGTCAAAACAAATATTAAATTCCCATCTCCAATTTACCTAGAAGCGAATAAAGAATATGCTCTAGTATTCTTATCACCAACTTCGGATAATTTTGAATTATGGGTAGGTACTCAAGGTCAAAAAACTATCAATACTCAAGATCTTCCAAATGCTCAAAATGTAATTATTCCCCAACCATATAATGGCGGAAGTTTATTTAAATCACAAAATGGTTCCATCTGGTCTGCAAGTCAATACCAGGATTTAAAATTCAAATTGTATAAAGCAGAATTTACTTCAACCTCAGGAGATGTTGTATTTTACAATCCCCCTCTTAGGGCAAATGAGAATGTTATCCCATATTTACAAGAAAATTCTGTAATATCTTATCCAAGAAAATTAAAAGTTGGCATTACAACAACTTATACAATGTCTTCTATTCTTTCTTCTGGAAGAAAAGTAAGTTATGATACTAATGGTAGTGGAGTTGCTGGTGCAACAGGATTCATCGAATTCGTTGGTGGACCAATATCTACAGTTTCTATTGCAAATACTGGAATTGGATATACTTATGGAGGTTCTGGGTCATATAGTGGAGTGCCTCTCTATACTATTAGTGGAAATGGAAGTGGTGCAACAGCAACGGTTACTGTAAGTTCTTCAGGATATGTTACCAATGTCAGTATTGCCAGCACTGGTAGTGGATATGTTGTTGGCGATATTTTGGGAATCACTACAAGTAGTGTAACTAAAGGATCTGGAGCTAAAATATCGGTTCAAAGTATCGGTGGATCAATTGATACATTATATCTAACAAATGTTCAAGGAGAATCTTTTAATGATGGGAAGAAATTAATTTATTACAATGGAACTAGTACAGTATCTTGTGCAAATACCAATATTAGAGGAAACTCAACAACTTATGATGATGTATATACTGGAAATGTTATTGAAATTGTCCAAAATAATCACGGAATGCAGGCAGATAATAACGTTGTTAAACTTAAAAATATTGCACCAAATACAGTTCCTGTACAGATAACCGCAGATCTTTCAATAAATGCTTCAACAATTTCTGTTGCAAGTACTAGTGAATTTGGTACATTTGAAGGTATTCCATCCTCAACTGGATATGTTAAAATTGAAGATGAGATTATTTACTATAATAGCATCAATGTTGGTACTATAGGAATAGGAACACGTGGTATTGACGGTACAAGTATCACTAAACATAACTCTGGATCAGTCTGCTATAAGTATGAACTGAATGGTATTTCACTAACAAGAATTAATACCACATTCAATATGCCATCAAATACAACCTTAAATGATTTAAGAGATTATGATTCGTATTTCTTAGAGGTTAATAGAGGAACGAGATCTTCTGGAGATACTCAATTAAACTTTACTGAAGAAAAATTTGCTGGTGGTAGTAATATTTCTGCATCACAAAATTATCAATTTAATACAATTAATCCACAATTCGGTATATTGACTCCAACACAAACTACATCATTTACATCACAAATGAGAACAGTAAGTGGCACTAGTGCTGGTGGATCAGAAGCATCATTCTTGGATCAAGGATATGAACCAATCACATTAGGTAAAGATAACGTTTTAAATACACCAAGATTAATATGCTCTGAACCAAATGAACAAGCAAGGCTTGCATCATTACCTAATAATAAATCATTAACGCTTAGAGTCAGACTTAATACTACAGATACTAATCTTTCACCAATAATTGATCTATCAAAATCAGTCATTACATTTAAACGAAATAGGATCAATAATCCAATTTCAGATTATGCTTTTGATGGTAGAGTGAATCAAATTACTGGAGATCCACATTCAGCGACATACATTTCTAATAGAATTGACTTGTCTCAACCTGCAACTTCACTCAAAGTTTTAATTGCGGCGTGTAGACCTGGAAATTCCGATTTTAGAGTTCTTTATCGCCTATTTAAGGCAGATTCAAGTGAAATTAGTCAATCATTTAGACTATTTCCTGGATATGGAAATATTCAAGATCTTGATTTTGATGGTCTTGCCGAAAGTATTAATCCATCTCTAAATAATGGAAATCCTGATATATTTGTAACTTCAAGTACATCAAATTCATTCAAAGAATACCAATTTACAGCAGATAATCTAGAACAATTTACTGGATTTGCAATTAAAATCGTTATGAGTTCAACTAATGAGGCAAATCCACCATTGTTTAAAGATCTAAGAATTATTGCATTAGCATAATATGATACCAGTTGAAGGGCATAAACATCTATTTCGAGATGAAAGATCGGGAGCGATAGTCAATCTCGATACAGTGGGATATTCTCAATATATTAAAATGAGAGATGAGAAAATAAAGCAAAAGGAAGAAATTGATCAAATGAGAAAGGATATTGATGAAATTAAATCTTTACTTAGGGAGTTGGTAAATGGATCCAAATAGTATTGAATTGCAATCAATTGATAAATTATTTGAATATGAGAAACACGTAAGATTTATTGATGATTTAGATTTTGAAGAACTTAAAAAGTTTTCAAAACTTTATTGCAAATTATATTTAAAGCAACAGGAAGTTATTTCAACTCTTGCATTGCCCAACTTATAAATACCTTTTAGATCACAAAGTAGTATTGTAAATGTCTGCAGTATATGTAAGTAATTTAGTTATAAACACTTACGCTGATTTTTCTGAAATTTTTACTTTAGAAGATAGTGCTTCAAATTCTGCTTTAAATTTAACTGGGTATGATGTAGCTTCTCAAATGAGAAAGCATCCTGCAAGTTCAACTGCAGTATCATTTGCAACAACAGTTTATAATGCTTCTACGGGTCAAATTAGAATTGGACTGTCTACATCACAAACTTCTTCCATAAAACCTGGAAGATATGTATATGACGTCATAATTAAAGATCCTGTAGGAATTACAAAAAGGGTTGTTGAAGGTATGGTACTAGTTAGAGAAGGGGCAACTCATCCTTAAGGAATAAAAAAATGGCAAAACCAGCATCTCGACAAGAATTAATTGATTATTGCTTAAGAAAGCTTGGGGCTCCAGTATTGGAAATTAACGTTGACGACGATCAAATTGATGATCTAGTTGATGATGCTTTGCAATATTTCCACGAAAGGCATTTTGATGGTGTTGAGAGAATGTTTTTGAAATATAAATTATCTCAGGAAGATATTGATAGGGGTACTGGCAAAGGAATAAATGGTGTAGGAATTGTTACTACTTCTGGTACTGCTCAGGGAAAAACTTTCAATTTCTATGAAACTTCAAATTTTATTCAAGTTCCAGATTCTGTAATTGGTATTGAAAAGGTATTTAAGTTTGATACTAGTGATATATCTGGAGGGATGTTTAGTATAAAATATCAGTTATTTTTAAATGATTTATATTATTTTAATTCTGTTGAACTTTTACAATATGCAATGGTTAAATCTTACTTGGAAGATATTGACTTTCTCTTGAAAACTGACAAGCAGATTAGATTTAATAAAAGGCAGAACAGACTGTATATGGATATTGACTGGAATCAACAAAAAGCAGGAACTTTTTTTGTAATTGATTGTTATAGAATATTGGATCCAAATGATTTTACCAAAGTATATAATGATAGCTTCTTAAAAAAATATTTAACTTCTCTCATCAAAAGACAGTGGGGACAAAATTTAATTAAATTTAGAGGAGTTAAACTTCCAGGAGGAATTGAACTTAATGGTAGAGAAATTTATGAAGATGCTGAGAAAGAATTAGAAGATCTCAAACAAAGGATGACTCTTGAGTATGAACTTCCACCATATGATATGATAGGATAATGGCACTAAATCCCTTTTTTCTACAAGGTTCTCCTGGAGAACAAAGACTTGTTCAGGACTTAATTAATGAACAATTGAAAATTTATGGTGTCGAAGTAACTTATATTCCTAGAAAATTTGTAAGAAAAGAGACTATAATTGCTGAAGTAACATCTTCAAAATTTAATGATAACTTTTTGTTAGAAGCATATGTCAATACATATGATGGATATGGTGGTGCAGGAGATATTCTAACAAAATTTGGAATGAGTTTGAGGGATGAATTGACTTTGGTTATTTCAAAGGAAAGATTCCAGGACTTTATTTCACCATTTTTAGCAGCAGAACCTGCAGATGAGATCTTATTGTCAAGTAGACCAAAAGAAGGTGATTTGATATATTTTCCACTTGGGCAAAGATTGTTTGAAGTTAAATTTGTTGAGCACGAACAACCTTTTTATCAATTGGGGAAGACTTATGTTTATGAAATAAAATGTGAACTCTTTGAATATGAAGATGAAGTTATTGATACTTCAATTGATGAGATTGATACAAGAATTCAAAATATTGGACATATTACAACTTTAAATTTAGTTGGAACTGGAAGGACTGCAACAGCAATTGCAAACATTGGTACTGGATATATTCGCAAAATATTCTTAAATAATGATGGATATAATTATACTACGCCACCGATTGTTGCAATTTCTTCTGCCCCAGTTGGAGGAGCAGATGCTAAAGCAATTGCAAAAATATGGAAGAAGGGTTCAACTTATTCAGTTAAAGAAATTACATTAACCAATGCTGGATTAGGATATACAACAACACCAATCATTACAATTTCTGGAGGTGGGGGTGTAGGAGCAGCAGCAACTTGTTCAATTGAAACTATAGGTCAAGGTGTAGTGTCATTTACAGTTACTGATGGTGGAGTTGGATATACTACGATACCTTTAGTTACAGTAACAGGAAATGTTGGAAGTGGTCGAACTGCAGTGGGAATTGCTTCTCTAGGAACAAACCAAAATATATCAAATATTTTTATATCAAATTCTGGAGTTGGATATGGAACTGCACCTTCAATAACAATTGGAAATCCTGCAATTCTTACTGGAATTGGAACATATTTATTTAATGAAGTTGTGATTGGATCACAATCAGGAACACAAGCAAGAGTTAAAGAATGGGATCAAGATACCAAAATTCTTAAAATTTCATATATTGATACTAATAGCGAATCAACAATTGCATTCTATCCAGGAGAAATTATCACTGGATCAATTTCTTCTGCTAGGTATTCTGTCGGGAGTTATGATAGTATGGACATTTATGATAAATATAATCAAAATGATGAGATTGAAACGGAAGCAGATCTCATTTTGGATTTTTCAGAATCTAATCCCTTTGGTACTTATTAATGCTAGGAACTTACTATTATCACGAAATTATTCGCAAAACTATCATTGCATTTGGAACTTTATTTAATGAGATTTATATTCGCCATCAGGATGAAAATAACAATGATATTAGTCAGATTAAAGTTCCTCTAGCATATTCACCAATACAAAAATTCTTGGCAAGAATTGAGCAACAACCAGACTTAAATAAACCAGTTCAAATCACTTTGCCAAGAATGGCATTTGAAATGGTTTCAATTGAATATGATCCTACAAGAAAATCAAATATAACTCAAACATTTAAAGCATCCGATGGTACAAACTTAAAACAGGTTTATTTACCAGTTCCATATAATATTGGATTTGAACTTAATATTTTAAGTAAATTAAATGATGATGCTTTACAAATTGTAGAACAAATTTTACCATATTTCCAACCAAGTTTTAATCTTACAGTAAATTTGATAAGTTCAATTGGTGAAAAGAGGGATATGCCTGTCATTTTAAATAGTGTATCATTTCAAGATGACTATGAGGGAGATTTTTCTACAAGAAGAGCATTAATTTATACTTTACAATTTACAGTTAAAGCATATCTGTTTGGTCCAATTGCAGATACTACCGATGGTCTTATTCGCAAGGTTCAAGTTGATACATATAGTAGTACTGATGTTGCAATTGCAAAACGTGAAATGAGATATACAGTGACTCCTGATCCAATCGACGCTGCCCCAACTGATGATTTTGGATTTAATGAGCATTGGGATTATTTCAACGATTCAAGAACTTATAGCCCAACTCAACAAACTGATATTTAATTGCTATGACAAATGGTTATGAAAAAATAGATGAAGCACTTAATGTGGAAAGTAGCATTGTGGAAGTGGATAAAAGTGCGGAAATTCAAGTTGTTTCCTCTAAACCAGATGATATAACAAAAGATTATGAATATACCAGAGCAAATCTTTACTCATTAATTGAAAAGGGGCAAGAGGCAATTAATGGAATACTTGAACTTGCTGGGGAAGGTGGAAGTCCAAGAGCATATGAAGTTGCTGGTCAAGTAATTAAAAGTGTTGCAGATACAACTGATAAGTTAATGGATCTTCATAAAAAATTAAAAGATGTTGAAGAAGATACAACAAAAGCACCAAGTAATGTGACTAATAATGCTGTATTTGTGGGGTCAACTTCAGAATTACAAAAATTACTTAAACAAGGTTTTCTAAATAATAAAGAGTAAATTCATTTATATCTTGAATAAACTAAAACCACACAAATCAGTTGAACAAATTGCGAAGAAACATCGTCTTGATGTTTCCTTTGTAAAGCATCAACTTGAAATGGGTATTCCTATTGAACACGAACATACTGGGGATAGGGTTTTAGCAACTGATATCGCTCTTCAGCATTTGGATGAAATTCCAGATTATTATACTCGTTTGAAAAAAATGGAAACATCTGCTAAGAAAGAACACAAAAAATTCAAAGATGTAAAAGAACATTGCGGTTGTGAAGATAATGCAGTTCAAGAACTTGAAACTGGATTAAAAAAATTAGATAATACTTCTTATGATTCTATTGATAGACTTATGAGAAAAATTATGAAAAAACACGATATGACCGCAAAGCAATTGCATAATGCTTTTGTTGATAAACATCAAAAAACTCCTGATGCTTGGATTAATGAAGGAACTCTTCATCATTGGTTTAAAGGTTCTAAATCAAAAAAAGGAAAACCAGGATGGGTTCAGGCAGATGGATCTCCGTGTGCCAATGAACCAGGAGAAACTAAAGCACCAAAATGTTTTAGTAGCGCAAGACTCAGATCTTTAAAAAGAAAGGGTAAAAAAGGAGAAGCACTGATTAGATCAGCGGTTCGCCGCAAACGACAAAAAGATAAAGGGCAGCAAACAAAATCTGGAGCAGCTGCACCAACATATGTTTCTACCTTCGCCAAAGGTAAAAAAGACAAAAATTACGTTAAAGCAGAACCAGGAATTAAAGAAGCAATGGAACTCAACGAAGCATCAAAGGATAGACCAGGCAAAGGTAGTGGAAAAAAAGATGCCTGTTATAATAAAGTAAAGTCAAGGTATAGTGTTTGGCCAAGTGCATATGCATCAGGAGCACTTGTCAAATGTCGTAAAGTTGGTGCTGCTAATTGGGGAACAAAGTCTGAAGGAACAGATTCTCTTGATTATGATTGGGATACTCCAGTTCGTGAGAGAGCGGATAGATATTGCCCAAAATGTCAAAAATTGGAAAGAAGACATGAGTGCAAATATGGTACTAGATACTGGGATACTTTTTCTTTACCAGCGGAATTAATTGGTTCAAAAAAAGATTATAATGTAACTATGCCACATCCTGGTAATTTCCCAGAGTCATATGATCACGAGTATTCAATGGCTCGTTCGGAAATTTCTACTATTATTTCTGCGGCAAAAAGATTAAAAAAGAAAATAGGAAAGGGTGAGGGAAATATCGAAGCTTGGGTTCAATCAAAGATTACAAAGGCAGCAGATTATCTTGATACTGCAGCAGATTATGTTGATAGTGGTGAGATGAAAGAAGAAGCTTCTGTTGCCAAAAAACCCAAAAAACCACTAACACCAGAACAAATAAGAAGTAAAGCACAACAACTTCATAGATTGATGTCAGCTGTCAATGCAGGAAGAGAAAGGTCTGATGTTGCAAAAGAATCTGTAAGCATTGAAGATGCCAATGGAAATCATTATGTAGAATTCATCGATATTATTAAACCAGAACCATTAAAACCAACAAAAGGAATTGGTAGTCAATTAGTTAGTGAAGCACCTGGTGATGGATATATTGGACCACCACAGTTGGGAATTAAAAATCCACTAGCATCGGATGCTACAAGAGCACAAACTGATGCAAAAAGAAAACAAAGTTCTCAAAACCTTTTAAACAAAGGTGGTCAAGCTAATCTTGCGGCACAGAGAGATGCAACTGAACTTGCAATAAAACAGTTGAATAATTCTTATGAACTCAATTTAAAAACATTTAATGAATTTGTAATAGAAGCATCCGCTGCTTGGCAAAGAAAAGAGGGAAAGAATCCTGAGGGTGGTCTAAACAAAAAAGGAATTGCTTCTTATCGTAGAGAGCATCCTGGATCACATCTCTCTCTTGCAGTTACGACAAAACCTTCAAAACTTAAAAAAGGTAGTAAAAAAGCAAAGAGAAGAAAGTCCTTTTGCTCCAGAATGAAAGGAATGAAGGCAAAACTAACCAGTGCAAAAACTGCATATGATCCAAATTCAAGAATCAATAAATCATTAAGAAAGTGGAATTGTTAGTATGTCGTCAGAACTAACTGATTTTTTTAAATTATTAGCAGAAGACAAGAAAAAGAAAAAAGAAGAATTTAATTCTGTAGTCGGTGACTTGGGGTTA